GAACGCCGGCGAGCCGGTGGAGCCGTCGATACGGTTGCCCGCCGGCGTGGACGCCACGAGCCTCGCCACCCTGCTCTCAGAGCATGCGACGGAAATCGCCCAGGCGAGAACCAGATTTCTGAACGACGTCACACAGACCATCACCGATAGGAGATAACCAATGACAGACAACACAACCGAAAACCCCGTGCAGGCGGACATCAACGACGTGCTCGACAACATGACCACGCAGCTCGCCAGCCAGGCGCGCCAGCTGGCCATCAGCCAGGCGCAGGCCATGAGCCTGCAACGCGACGTCGCCACCCTGCAACGCAGGCTCGCCGAGCTTGAGGCCAAGCAGGCCGAAAACAAGTAATCAGCCAAACCATTTTCCCGAAAGCCACCCCACGGGGTGGCTTTTCTCATACCCGAAAACAGAAAGGAGCCGGAATGACGTATCTGCGCAACCTCACGTATCCGAGAATGATGCTCGGCACCCCCACCAACAGCACGGTCTCCATGGTCCCCGACAACCAGAAGGGCGTCACCGTGACCGCCATGGAAGGCCTTGGCCGTGTACGAGGGCGACGAATGGCCGACCGTCCAACAACTCCTCCCCCGGTTCCCCGTGGTTCGACGGAGGCTCGATGCCCCTGCAGTGATCGGCGGTGAGCGCCGATGATGCGACATAACTGGTTCCCGAACCCCATGCTCGGCGATCCGAAACCCACGAGGAGTCTCGACTGCAGCGTCAACCAGTGGGGTTCTCCGGACAGTCCGGGCATCATCCTGCGGCATTCGTCCGACCTCATCGGCGGCTACGCCGAATGGGTGGTCTCCGGCCTGCCGGCGGGCGTGAGGTGCGCGTTCGTCGCGTCCTGCGGCGCCGCCGAGGCCACGGACACGTTCCGAGGCCCCCTCATGGAGGTCCAGGACTCCCACTCCGCCATATTGGGCCATTCCGAGAGCTGGGCCGACAATAAACGCATTCGAATCGTTTTCACCGTGCCCTCCGACGGTGTCGTGCGCCTCATCTTCCGAGGCCGGATCGGCAAGGACACCGCGTTCTATCAAATCATCTGCACCGAGGCCGGCAGCGACGAATCGTTCTTCACCGGCTCGACCATGCCCCTGAACATCAACTGACGAAAGGAAAGAAGGCCATGACTTGATGACCGGAACGATACCCGTATGGGCAACGATCCTGGTCTCCGTGATCACCACGTGCGGCGGCACGGTCGCCGGATGGGTACTGCGCCGCATCGACCAGGCGGGCAAACCGGACCCGGCCCTGTCGAAAAGGCTCGATCAGGTGGACGCGAGCCTGACCCAGCTCGACCAGCGTCTCGACCCACTGCAGGATGGGGTGAAAACCATGCTCCTGTGCAAATTGGAGCAGATGCAGCGTGAGATGGTCGACGCTGGCGGTATCGCCGACAACGACCTCAAAACCCGCGCCGAAGGCGTCTACGCCACCTACCACGCGCTTGGTGGCAACGGGCACGGCACCCAAGTCAATCAGGACATACAGGACGCGCCGATAGCCCCGAGAAAACCACAGGCTTAGCCCCCGCCGACCCCGACGGGGGCTATTTCATGCCCACCCAACACACAGGAAGGAAAACGAATTTGGGCAAGTTCAAAAACAAAAGCAAGCCGAAACCATGGTATAAGCGGCTGCTCGCCAAAGTCACGGCGCTCGTCGCCGCCATGTGCATGCTGACGCTCCCTGCGACCGCGCACGCGGACATGCAGGGCATCGACGTGTCCAACTGGCAGTGCGGCATCGACATCGCCAACACGCAGGCCGACTTCGTTGTCGTCGGCACCACATGGGGCACCGGGCAAGTCAACAACAACTGCCTCGTGTCCGGCGTCAACACGGACGCCAACCGCATGATCGCCCAAGCGCAGGCATCCGGCAAGAAATTCGGCCTCTACCATTACGCGATGGGAGGCAACCCGGAGGCCGAAGCCCAATTCTTCTACCGGAACACGTCGAACTATTGGCGTCACGGCATCGTGGCGCTCGACTGGGAGATGGACGACAACCCCGCATGGGGCGATTGGGACTGGGTACGCCGCTTCATGAGTGAGTGCGAACGGCTTTCGGGCGGTGTGCGCCCATTGCTGTATACCGGCCCGGTCGCCGGCACCATCCCGCAGGACATCCGCGACCGATACGGTTTGTGGATCGCCCAATACGCGAACATGAGCCCGACCGGCTATCAGGCCAATCCGTGGATGCTGGGCGCGTACGGCGAGGCCATGCGACAGTACAGCGGCACCGGTGTCGTCAACACGTGGAGTCCCATCGACCTCAACCTGTTCCGCGGCGACGCATGGCAGTGGGACCTGTACGCCAACCCCGCCGGCGGCTCCACGCCACCGGCCACACCGGCCGCGCCCGCACAGCCGAACACTCCCCCGGCCGACACCAACACGGGTGGCATCAGCCACGTCATGCAGTGGGGCGAGACCATCTGGGGACTCGCCGTAGCCTACAACGCATGGCCCCTGTCCGCATGGCACACGCCAAGCGGTGACATCAACCGCTACTACGTGGGCGACGTCGTCACCTACGGCGGCGGCTCTACTGCCACCCCCGCACCGTCCACCGGGGTCTCCAAGGTCCTCCAGTGGGGTGATACCGTGTGGGATTTCGCCACGTCCCACGGCTACAGCGTCAGCCGCTGCACCGTACCATCCGGCAACATCAACGTCTACTACGTGGGCGATGTGGTGACCTGCCGCTAATCCAAACCGATGCCGCCACCCGATTATGCGGGTGACGGCATCACCATTATTTTTACGATCGGAGCAAACATGACCGACAATCCAACCGATACACCGGCATCCACCGACATCGTGCCAGACTGGCTCATCCCCAGCCGCGTCTACGACATCCTCAAATGGCTCGGCCTCATCGTCCTGCCAGCACTCGCCGTGTTCGTCAACACGGTCGGCCCCGCATGGGGCTGGCCGCACGTGGACGCGATAGTGACCACGCTCAACGCGCTCGGCATCCTCGCCGGCGCGCTCATCGGCGTCAGCGCCATCAAACAACGCATCGACCTCGCCGCATGACCACCACACATAGTTCGGCCCCGTCCGGCATCGCAGACAGCTCGCACAGAGCTTGCTGCCGGACGGGGCCGATTTCGCGTTGTGGCAGAGGGCTTCGCGGGCTCGATTTCTGCCCACATTTTGCCCACATTTTTCGTAAAAACAGGTTAAAAACCGTTAAAACCGGTTAAAACGAAAAAGCCGCTCAGCCCTACTCCCGCAAGGCAAAACGGCCATTTTCCAACCCGCTCTCAGCTCAGCGCGTCCTTCAACTTGCGAAGAAACCACCATTCGCAGGAATGGCGTGATTCCAACGTTTTCAAGGGTTTCAGGCGGGCTTCAAAACGTTTTTGCCCACATTTTGCCCACATTCTTCCACGCCCGTCTCCACCTGCACGGCGGCATCGAGCAGACGGGCCACGTCCATAAGGTCGCTGTCGAACAGATCCGCGTACACGTCCAGCGTCATGCTCGCGTTCTTGTGGCCCAGCATCCTCTGCAGGGCCTTGACGTTCGCGCCCGCATGCACGGCCAACGAGGCGGCGGTGTGACGCAGGTCGTGAGGCACCGGCCAATCGTCCCGCTTCCAGCCCAGACGGGTGAGCGTGTGCGTCCACCATCCCGTCTCGCGGGCGAGGCTCTGCTTGCGGATAGGGCCTCCACGCACGTCACGGAACACGCGCTCCTCGTGTTCGCGTTGCTCGCATATCGGTTTGAGCGCGTCCATGACTATGCGGGGCATGGGCACGTCACGGCGTTCGTGGTTCTTCGGGGTGCCCTCGGCCCATTTGGCGTTGACGTATACGAGGTTGCGGCGCACGTGCAGTATGCCGGCGTCGAAGTCGAGATCGCGTCTTTGTAATCCGGCCGCTTCGCCCCATCTCAGCCCGCAGAAGCCCAATAGCAGTATGAGCGCCCGGCGCTCCTCTCCCAGCTTCCGGCAGTTCGACGCTTCGTTGGCGAGTGCCAGCAGTCTGGTAATGGTCAGGTAGATGCGGCGATCCTTGCGTTTGGGGAGTCTCGGCAGTTCGATGCCGTCGCACGGGTTGGAGGAGATGAGCTTGTCCCGCACAGCCATGCTGCATATGCCCTGCATGATCTGGTATGGGCGGCTGACGGATGGTGCGCCGGACTTATCGATTATGCTTCCGACCCATGCCTGGACTTCGGCGTGTGTGATGCTGCCTATCTGCCGTTCTGCCCATTTGGCCTCGCAGTGGCATTTCCATGCGCTGTCCATGTTGGAACCCGAAGTCGCCTTCCAAAACGGCTTCTTTTCGGCAATCCACTGGTCATGCAGCGTGCCTATGCGTTGTTTGCCGCCTTCCGGGTCGATGTAGCTGCCGGTGGCCTTGGCTATGGTGACGTGTTCCGCAGCCCACGTCTCCGCGTCAATCTTGCGGCGGAAGCCCCTCTTGTCGGTTTGCGTGCCGTCGGGTTTCCGATAGCGGACTCGATACCTGTTTTCGCCTTTGGCCGTCCTGTATCTGGTGATGTTCGCCATGATTTTTTCACTCGCTCATACTTGTTTTCGGTTTTAACGTGTTTTAACTGGTATTAATGTGTTTTAATGAGATTTGACGGATAACAGGGAAATTAATAAAATATTCTCTTTACGCCAAAATCGGAAAGGAGACGGCCATGACCATGACCGATACCGGCGTGAAGCCGATTCCGGCATACGTGCCGCCCGAGGACGGCAAGCCACGCAACGCCGTGGACGAGAAATGGATGAAGCTGACCCGCAGCGCCCGCCATTACATGGAACGCAGGGCAAAGGCCCGGAAGGAAACCATCGATGGGTCTGAAGCTCGTCATTGAGCGCGAATGCTCCAGAGACCATCAGACGGCCCTCAGGCAGTTCCTGTGCTGTGAACCTGGAGGCCCCGAATGGGCGATGGACCCGCAACGCTACATACGTGACCTCAGCGTGCGCAAGACCCCGAAGGGGATCATGCGCACGCTTCTTGTCGTATCCGGAGATATTCCCCTGCATGATGACGTGGTCGGCTTCTGCGAATACGGCGTAGCCGTGGAAACGACCGATGAGCATGAGGGCGTCTACCAGATCTCGTATATCGCCACCGCTTTGAAGGTGCGTGGCACACATCTCGGAGACACTCTGCTCTCCTCGGTTATCGTGCGCCTGCGTGACGATGCCTGGCGTTTCAACCGCACGCCACTCGTGCTCACCCAGGTGGATCCGCGCAACAAGCCCAGCATGGACCTGTTCACACGATTCGGATTCATGGACGAGGGGCCGGATCCCGACGACCCGGAATACCATCTGCTGTCCCTGGAGTTTACCCCGCAGGAGCGCGGAAACTACTTCGGCAGCACACTCGCGTTCTTCTGACATTTCGGGTATAGCTCCGCCAGGCCTATCGGCTATGATGGGGAGGCGAAGCATCCTCCTTTCCAATTAAGCAAGCTGGTCGATGTTTCCCGTCCTGCCGGCGTTGCAGCACCGGCAGGACAATTTATTTCTCGCAGGCTACTCCGTCTCCGTCCCTATCGAGCTTCGTCGAATAGCCCGGCTGACCTCGGTAGAGGGGCGCCGCACCTGCTGCCTTTGCGGCGGTGCAGTTCGGATAGTAGGTGTTGGCCTGTTGTTGCTGCTGTGCTTGCTGCTGTTCGGCCTGCTGTTGAGCCTGACGTGCGGCTTCCTCGGCGGCGGCCTGTTGCTGAGCTTCCTGCTCCGCTTGTTGCTTGGCTTGTTCCTCGGCGGCTTTCTTCTCTTCCTCGGCCTTCTGAGCTGCTTCTTCCTCCGCTTTCTTCTTTTCTCCCTCCGCCTTTCTGGCCGCCTCTTCGTCGGCGGCCTTGTTGTGTACTCGAATCACGCCGTTGTTCGCTGACAGAATCTCCCAGTTCGAATAGAGAATGACCGATTTGCCGCTGTCGCTTTCGATCTTGTAGTCCGAGGCGTCATACCCTTCATCGGTCAGAGCGGTGATGGCCTTGTCCAGCATCATGCCTTTTTTGGCTATGTTCGGCAGGTCAGAAGTGTCTCGCTTCACTGTGAGCGTGATAGATGTGGAGGTCTTCTCCTTTTGCCCTGCTTCGGGCGTCTGTTCCTCGACTTTCCATTTCCTGTCTTTACCTTTGGTGTCGGGCGTGACAGTGATGGTTTTGAAGCCTTCCTTTTCGAGGGCAATCTTGGCTTCGAAAACTGTCTGGCCCACGACGTCGGGGATGGCCTTGGACGGTGTGAATATGTAGCCGATGACGCCGATGGTCAGCAGAACGATGATAGTTATTCCCCACCAGCGCTTGTACCATGGTTTCTTCGCGCCGTGTGAACCGTGTCGTCCGTTTCTTCCGCCATTCCCTCCGTCTCGGGGAGGCGTTGTCGGTGTGGCTGGCGGCTGCTGCAGCACTTCGGTCGGTGCCAGTATCTCCATCGGCTGTTCCGACGTGGTGGGCAGCTGCTGCGTTGGGGTTGGGAACGTTGACGGGGTGTATGCCGGTTCCTTTTGGCTGCCCATCGTCGTGTTCTTTCTTCTCGCCTTCTTTGACGGCTTGTCGAGCCTAGTCTCGTAGCTGATGCCGGTGCCGGGGATTATCGGGGTGCCGAACCGTGTGCCGCCTTTGCCTACGGTCACGTGCGGCGCGCCACGCTTGCCCATGGTCACGCTTGTTACTCCGCTTTTGCCGAGGTTCAACCGCAACCCCTTGCCGAGACTTATGCTCTTGCGAATCCTGAATCCCATGGTTCTCTTCCTTCTTTATGCAGCCACGCTGTCGTGCAGCCAGTTTTTGTATGCCCGGATTATCCAGGGCATGACGTTGAGTTCTCGTGCTATGGCACATTCGTC